ATGTTCCGGATGTTCCGGATGTTTTTCTGCATGAATTGTTTCGCTGTTCAACATCATCACCTTATCATCTGCCAAACATTTGACTGCCGGATTATTTTTGTAGTGATCCATTGCTTCATCCATTGTGAAATTTATAATTGGTGCTTTCATAAAATTGCCATTAAAATAAACGTGATTAATATTCCTATAAATGCCAACCAAATGAATCCTGCTGCAACTTTATACTTGTGATCTGCATCTTTGTAGTCAGTCATTTTTGCATGCTCTCTATTGTGCTTTTTGTACTTCTCAAATATATTCTTCATTTGTTTGTTTTTAATTAATAAGATCCATCATGTTTGCCTTCTGATCCGACAAAGTATTGAACAGCATTCATTGCGTGATCGTCTTTCTTTCTTGGCTTTGTCAATGTTTTTCCTGTTCTGTCTGTATCCCAAATGTATTTTTGAAATTCTTCAATCAGTTCAATTGATCCCTGTGTCACATAGAATGTTTTCAGGTTCATTTTCTTAACTGCAAAATTTACCAAATCAGTCTTTCCCACGCATGGCCGGATGTCTATTCCCATCTTATAGATCTCATCAATTGATTTTGGTTCTGCATTATCTGCGTATGTCACAGCATCCTGCAAACCGGATGCAATAATCATTTCACCAAGATCCTGATTCGTCAATTTTGCTTCATAAATTATCTGATCAAAATAATAATGGCCATCAAAACGATAAACTGCAATCCATGCAGCCGGCACACTATAACCGAAATCCACACCGCATCCAAGTAGTTCAGCTTTGTCAGGTATCTTTGCAACAATTTCCCAATCTTCATATACAGCACCTTCCAATATTCCGATTTTTCCACAACCATAAACAGCCCATTTGTTTGCCCAATATTTTGATTTGATTGATCCATCTGAATGATATCCCAATTCTTTATACAACATGATTTCACCACGTTCTTCTTCGGATAAATATTCATTATCCTGGAATGTCAGATTCAAAAAATCAGAATCCTTTCGTATCTGCACATGCTCATGCGCCCAAAATTTTTCATCCGGATTGAAATCAATATAAATGTTTTTCGCTCTTGATGTCAATTGTCGATATGTTTCAAAATTCACTTTGTTTGCTTCATTCACAAACATGACATGTGATCTTAATCCTTTCCCAACATCTTCTTTGTCTAATCCAATAAACCGGATAAATGATCCATTCGGAAAAATGATCTTTGGCCTGCCTGTTTCCATTCCAATCATATCAACTGTCAATCCAAATGATTCAATTACCTTGATCGCATCCTTGATGACTGTGTCGCGCATCTTTGTCAACTGTTCAGATGCAATGTATATTTCACGCTTTTTATGCTGTGATGCATTATTCACTAAGATCACCAAAATTGCAATTGTTTTTCCTGCACCTTGACCGCCCTGAATCATGCGGATCTTCTTTTGCAGCTTCAATATTTTTTTTAGTGATGTTGTTATTTTCATCTATTCATTTTCGTCTCCACCAATCGGATCAATGTTCAATATCTTTGGCGAAACATTGAAAGTGGTTTGTGTTTTATCTGTCAACCCGTTCAATCGTTGTGTGATGCTTGGATTATAAAACCCCAATAAACCGCCAATGATCTGCTGCTCTCTAATTTCATCTTTAATCGCGCGACAGATACCAAGAAAGTCTTTGTATCCATCATCTTGATTCGTGAAATATTGTTCAACACATCCGTAATTGGTCCGGCAAAATCTCTTGAATCCTTCAAACGTCATTGGAACCTTCATTGCTTGATTGACTTCTGATCCATCCTTTCCAACATACTGCGTTTTGATCCATTCATTTGATTGCGATTTCAAATCAATTTTATACTCATCCCATGCTTTTTGTAATGCTTCAACATCCTTAAAATTTCTTGGCCTTCCATCCATAATTAGTTTTGCTCTGTTGCTGTTTTCGTTAATGATTCAATCTGTGCTGTCATTGTTTCAATTGCCTTTGACATTTTTTTCATTTCTCTTTGTTGCCTGATTGATTTGAAAAAATAGAATGCACCAAACCATTTCCATTTGTTTCCACGAACGATTTTTGATGCTGATGAAACAACCATTGCACCAACATCTTTGTTCATTCCTGCTTCAGCCATTGCAATTGTAACCTGTTGCGGATGTGCATACAATAATGATGTTGCATGTCCATCTTCAGAAACAACAAACGTGATCATCTTGCGATAATCAACACCTTCAAAATTTTCAATTGTTGCTCCAGGCATTCCGCGATAAAATCCGCCTTTGTTTTGCAGATCTTTATCAATATACGTTCCCTCTCTCATTTGCTTCCTGCGTGATTGTCTTGCTTTGCTCATATCAATAAAATTTTATCAATTAGTTGTGTTTTCTTTGGCAGCTTACCACCATTTAATTTTTTGCATTCTTCATAAATACCTGCATCAATTGCTGATTGTTTGATTTCATTATAGCTTGCATCCTCCAATGCTTTTCGTCTGTCGGCAATCGGTGTTAAGACGTTTCCCTTTGGTTTAATGGCTTGACTTACATCAACTTTTTTTGAGTATTCTTTTTGCTCTCCGATTTTGTCATAATTTCTTAACCAAATTTTCAAAATTGTGTTGATCCTATGAATGCATCCAGAACAACTATCTTTATATTTCGGCATTTGTATATTGTTGTGCATATGAATTTCCGCATATCCTTTGTATGCAATTTCAAATGCTTTATTTCTGTGTTGTTCGTTGTTCTCAATTGCTTCACGCATTGCAAGGATTTCTTTTGCGTTTGTTAGCATTTTAAAATTATTCATTTTCCTGTGCTTTATTTGTGTGACATCATATCCCATTTTGATCATTCATTTTTTTGATTTCATTTTCCAACATTTTGATTTGCGCTTTCAATCCAAGATCAAACCCAAATGTACGGTCAATCATTCTTGAAACAATGTAGTTCAGCAACAATGAAAAGATCAATATTTTCAAGTCATAACCATTTGACAATTGATGTGCTGCAATTATTGCAAAACCAAACCATTGCTGCGTACAAAACCAACATGTGATCGGTTTGATATGGTCCCATTCATCCCTTCCTAATAGCTTCAAAATTGATCTGTGCATTCCAACCCTAAACCAGGCCATTGTTGTTGCCATTATTAAAATTTGTAATTCGATTATTGATATCATCTTTCGCTTTTTTTGCTGCTTTCTTTCTTGCTTGTAGATAAGTTTTCCGGTCCATTGTTGTTTTGTTCTGCACCTCCTTATGTACTCGCAATTTTGTCTGCAATATTAATATATTTTTATAAAACTTTTCATCATCATCATCTGTTTCTTCGTACATCCATTCAATCAAATCCGCTTCACATGGTCCTGGAATCGAATCTTCATCTTCAACCATTTGACAAATTTTATCATTGATTGATGTTGTCAAAAATTGATCTTTTCGCTTTTCATCAATAAAGACGTTCCGCAATGTCAAGAAAAAATATCCTTTATAATCTTTGACATTTTTGAATGATTTTCCTTTCAATTCTTTTTCCCTTATTTTTAGCCATGCAATTTGAAACAGTTCTGCTCCATCTGTATTAAATGCCTTTGTCATTTGTTGACATTTTTTGCAATTGGCTATTTTGTCCGAAAGTTTCACTTTTTTGTAATGTACGAAAAAAAAATGACATTTACTATGCAGGAACAATCCAACAATAATTTGTCACACCATAATGTCCTGCTTTTTGTTGCGCTGTTTTAACCAACTTATTGTCATCTGTGAGATCTGTGATTGCTCTACGAATGGATGTAATCGGAACAGGTTTGAAAAAGCTATTGTACACCATTAAAACGTCAAACGGTGTCATTGGCTCATTGCAATGTTTCATGATCTTAAATATTCGCTGTGCTTGATTCTTTGCATTCTGCATTGATGTTTGCAATTCAATGCCGGATTGATTTGTTGTGTTATAAAAATTTGCTTTCATAATAGTTGTAATTGATTTGAATTGTTTGATTTATGTATTCCTTTTGCTGTGTTAAATATTGTCAATCCTGCTTCATAGTCTACCATATTTCGGCCTATTTTTCTTTTATTTTGCTCTCCTTTATACCCTGATAAATCAATTTCATGATGCTTCTCCAATTGTGGCAGCTGCCATTCTCTGATCTTAGCATCACGTTCTTTAAAATTAGGAAGTATAAAATTACACCAATACAGATGCCTACCTCTTTTCTGTGCGTGAATAAGTGGTTCGTAATAAGGGACAACATTTTCAACACAAAACTTGCCTTTAAAAAATGTTTTCAAAAAAATAATTTCTTGATAAAGTTTCATGTCGGGGAATTTAGGTGTATAACTTTCACGCGTGTATTGTGATAAATTTATCATTGAATGCGTAGGGCATGGAGGACTACTCCAAATAAAATCAAATTCTTTGTAATGGTCCAACAGATATTGGTGTGCATCTGCAACAATAACCGTATCATTCGGAAAACGTTCTTGATACATTCTCGCAAGTTCCGGATCAAGTTCAACCGCAGTTACTTCGCAATCAGTCCATAGTAATCTGTTGCCACCTAAACAGGCGTATAAATTCAGTACTTTCATTCTATTTTGATTTTAAAAAAAACAAACGGTGTGCGCCATGCACAAACAAATGACAGTTTGATTTAAACTAAAAACTTGTTTTAGATTTCTGCCTGTTATTACTTCGTGTCCGTTTGATTTTTTTTGGTTTAAAATTTACTTATCCATTGTTTATGAATCTCTGTTGCTATCTGTGCTGTCATTACAGGTGGTACGCTCATTCCACAAATATAATTTGCTTTCATTTTATTAAAATTGTAGTCTTTTGGAAACGATTGCCCTTTTAAAATTTCAGACTTTGTTAAACTTCTGCACGTATTATGATTAAAAGCACCATCCCTTGCTTTTTCTCCAGATAGTATTGTATTTAAAGGCTTGTTTGGGTTTGTTTTATAAAAATTAAACATATTCTTTTTTTCGTGTACTGAACTAAATGGTTTTCCAAAGTCAACCCTATGCCAATATTTTTTAACAGAAGGCATTGTTTTGTATTCACCATCTAAAGCACCAACTTCCTCTATTTCTTTATAAGGTATTTGGGATTCATTAAAGTTTAATTCAAGTTTAGGATTAACAGTAAACATATCTTGTTGGTATAAAAAAGGCTCTGCAAGGTCTTTTCTTAAACATACAAAAAACACTCTTTCACGTCTTTGTGGTACACCCATTTTTGAAGCATCTAAAAGCCAATGTTGGCAATAATAACCAGCCTCATCAAAATCTCTATAAATTTGCCTTACATATTCTTTTGCATTTCCTAAAAGCAATCCTTTTACATTTTCAGCTACTACTACTTTAGGTTGTAATTCTTTTGCTAAATCTATAAAGTCAAAAAATAGATTATCCAAAACTTGTTCGGCTTGGCCTTCTCTAAATTTCTTTTCTTTTCCCCAATCCTTTTCCCTGTTCCCAGACATGCTAAAACTGCTACAAGGCGGTGAACCATCTAAAATATCTAAATTATACAATTCTTTTGGCAAGTCTTTACGTAGTTTAAAAGTTTGTATTGGTTCCAAATAGCTGTATTTTGGATTGTGGTTTGTTCTGTATGCTTCAATCATTTTAGGATCAATTTCATTGCAGCCTAATACGTCAAAGCCTGCTAATTTATAACCCATTGTTGAACCACCACCACAGGCAAAACAACTGAAAACAGTTCCTTTGTCTTTGGTAAAGTTTGCATCCGTCAATGTCCATTCGTATGGAAATCTATGTTCTTTCATTTCACTTCAGTTTTAATTAATTCCTGCAACACCGCTTTGATGTCACTTTGCATTTCAATGTGTCCTTCAATCCACGTTTTGAATATCCTGTGTTTCGCTTCAACCATTGCCTGTTGATTATTCGGTCCATGTTTATTTGTTCCGGTGTACCAAACCTTGACTGATTCGTTGACAGCCTTCCAAATTTTTTGTTTGTGTTCCTTCGTGAATTTCAATCCAATGTTTTCTAATTCATTGTAAAGAAAATATCCATCTGTTTTGGTAAATGTCAAAACGTATGGTGATCCATTTAATAATTTTGAATACTTTACAATCAATTCAGATTGCACGAATTTCAATGATCTTATTTTTTCCATGTTCTTTCCATTTCGTTAATTACTTTGAATATCTCAAAAACTACCTGTGGAACTATTGCATTCCCTCCCCCTTTGATTGATTCATTCCTCCATTTAGGAAAGGTAATTCCGTCCAATCTGAAGGAAACCCCATCATTTCCATTACAAATCGGGGATTGAGTTGGGAAGTTTTCCCAGTGGTTTGAAATGCTTTTTTCTGCAAACCGTCCTGATTTCGTTTGCCTGTGTTTTTCGCTGGATTGTCGTCTGCTGTCGGTGTTGGCAGCATTCCGAATATTCCCAACCTCGCCAAACCTACTGAACCGTCCGTTCCGTTCTGATTTATTTTCCTCGGTAATCCTGTTGATGTCATTTTGAATGTGTCGTTTTTTCCTATTATTGCGCCCGTTGTCGCATCTGAAGTTACTGGAGTAGGCAACAAACCAAACTCTTTCCCTTTGATGTGGCGCGTTGAGGCTTGAAGCTGGAAGTAATACCGGCAGGACTTCGTACCCTTCAGATTCCAAATCAGTTTGCACTTCGTCGAATACCAACCCCCCGTTCCAATTAACAAGGCCACGAACGTTTTCGCCCACAATCCATCTTGGTTCAATTTCTCGTATTGCTCTAAGCATTTCAGGCCAGAGGTGACGGTCATCTTCTTTTCCAAGTCTTTTCCCTGCGCTGCTGTAAGGTTGGCACGGAAACCCACCGGTAAGGATGTCGATTCGTCCTCTGTGAATAGTGAAATCTGTTCTGGTAATATCTTCATAACTTTTTGCTTTAGGCCAATAATGTTTTAAAATTTTCTGTCCAAATGGATTCCATTCACAATGAAAGACGTTTTCCCATCCCACCCATTGTGCTGCAAGATCAAAACCGCCAATTCCGCTAAACAAAGATCCATGTGTAAAATTTATTTTTTCCATAACTTCAATTTAAATTGTTCAATGTCGCTAATCTTGGTCCACATTGGTTTGCTCATTCCAGGAACCTCAACTGATTTGTAAAATTTGCCGGCCATCCCATTCAATTCATTGTTTAGTTTGACGTATTGATTGTAATCATACAATTTGATGCGCTTATCAAATGTCAAAAATTGTGCAATCGTTGGTTTTGGATAAACACAATTATCAATCACATGATTCACAGCATCCCTAAAACGATCATCATTGAATCCGATTTCAAAAATCCGTTCACTAATGACATCATGAAACGAATCAGGCAGATCCGGAAACGCGCTTTTCAGACGTTTGATTGTTTTAGCTGTTGCAATGGGAGTTAATTGGCCAAAGTACGCTGACAATTCATAAGAATCATTTGCTTTGGTTATACTTGGCAAATTTTTCTGCGTAGATTCTTGCAATTGATTCGTCTGTTGCTCCAGATCCTTTTTTATTATTTCGTTGATTTGTTTCATGTTTTATCCTTTCGTTAAATACAACAATGTATTGAATGCCTTCTTTGTTTTTCTTTCTTAGTTTTGGTATTGACAAAAAATTCTTTGCCCAAAAATCATCAGATCTTATTTTTTGAATTATTTCAATTATTTTTTCAGCAGGAATTTTTTCAATCCTGATCAATTTTTCAATTGTGTCCTTCCAACTATTTATTTTTGTTTGTGTTTTTGGATGAAGATGATCATCAAATGATTTCAAACACTCGTCAAAAGTTTGCAAAACTTCTTGACTGTATGTTTTAATTGTTTTATTTACATTAACATTAACATTATCATTTACATTAACATTATCATTATCACTTACAGTTGGATTTGTTGAAATCGTTTTAACAAAATCAACATGTGTTGGATTTGTTGGATTTTGTTGCGCTCTAATATTTGCGGATTTCTTTCCTGCTTTGGATCGTTTTTCCTTTATGCCTTCAAATTTCTTCAGATCACGTTTTAAAGCCTGTTTAATCGATTCAAATGCCAGGCCTGTAATGAAATCACATTCCGGATTTTCATCAGCGCAATACGCATAAATATGTTTGATCAGCAATCCTGCCTGCTCATTAGTCAGTTTTTCAAAAATACCACGTTGATCAATATACATGATAAATGATTTCTTTCCTGTTGCCATAATTAATGGTAAAAAAAAACCTTGCATATCCTCGAAGATCTGACAATCCGATTCAATGCAAGGCCGTTATGAATTTCGTTCGATTGCTTGTGTCAGATCACAATCGTTTTGCTAATATACAAAATTTATCTAATCACTGGAAATTTTTCTGTTTCTTTATTCCATCTGATCACCTTGCATGTTTTATTCAATCGGTAAAAATTCCAGGCCTTAAAGATCAACGCAAGTTTTTCTTTCAATGGCAAACTTGATTTTGAAATTCGATCTTCAATTAACTTTTTACGCAGCACATGAATTGGATTGTTGGTATTCATGGCCAAACCATTGCACAATTGATTCATGAAAAGTTCTGAATGGATCACGCTTTTTTCATTGAATAGATAAATCAACGTAGAAATCAATGATGTTGTCATCACACCGCTGAATTGTTTCTTCAATGAATCTGCCTGTTTCACAATTACATCAATTTCTTTGTTTTCTTCATACCAATTGATGATGTCTGTGTTCGTCGCTTTTAATCTTGCTTGATTAAATTCGTTTTTCTTTAATCGCATGACCATTTTTGCAACTGCTGCAATTTCATTTGGATATTGTATACCCATTGCGCTCAACGAATCTGATCCGCTTCTTCGTTTTCCTGTGTCCATAACCTGGAATGCTTGTTCATCTATTCCCGAAACAACCAAAAAATCAATTTCACATTCTGATTCAACGATTGCTGTTAATCTGTGCTGACCATCCAACAACCTGCCAAATGTGTCAAATCTCATTGGCTGACCATCAAATTGCCATTGTCCGGATATCATTTGATCAGCTAAAAATTCAACGTGTGATTTGCTTTTTTTTCTGTTTGAAAAATTTCTTTTAAGCATTTCTTTTGCAATGCTTGGTGTGATTGTTCTAATTTCTGTTTTCATGTCTATATTCATTTTAATATCATTAATAAAGTATCTAAATTCACACCATAAATGTCTGATGCCTGAATGATAAATTTTGTCCTTTTGGCATCATGTCCACCATGCCTTTTTCCTTCCATTTTTTCCTTGACAAACAATCCTGCCTTTTCAATCAATTTTGTTCTTTCTGTGTGTTTCATTTGTTTTGTTTTAGTTTCACATTAATATATTTCTTTCACCCAATTCAAAACCTCCCTGCATTGATTTATTTTCACAATGATCAAATCAAGTGCCTGTTTGTTTTCAGCATCATCATTGTTGTTATAAGATGATGTGACAATTCGGCTGTACTCTTTTGTCAATTGTTCAATGTGCAAAAAAATTGCAAGTTCCGGTTCTGAGTTGATTTCAAATTTTAGCTGATCATGTTTCATGATTAAAATGGAACATCTTGATTGTCATCAGATGGCTTTGGATCCATCAATTTCAAAGTTGAACAGATCACCTCAGTTTTATATTTTTTGATTCCATCAGATTCCCAAGATCTTGTTTCAAGTTTACCTTCAACATAAATTCGTGATCCTTTCTTTGAATAAAGTTTTAAAATTTCCGCTGTTTTTCCCCAAAACACCAAGCTGTGCCATTCGGTTTTTTCTTGCTTTTCACCTTGTTTGTTTTTGTAATTTTCAGATGTTGCAATATTTACATTTGCGACCATCATTCCATCATCAAATGATTTTGTTTCTGGATCACTTCCTAAATGTCCGATTAAAATAACTTTGTTTACACTCATGATTTATTTGTTTTTATTTATTATTTGATTTTTATATTCAAATGCAAACAGCCTTGCTGCTTCAACTTTTGTTTTTATTAATTCTTCTTTTGCTGTGTCTCTGCTGAATTTCAAAACGGTCAAACGCAATCCTGGATCAAGATGGTCCACCTCATGCGCTGATCTGTCATTGACGTATTCAATCAAATATTCCGGTGTATCAACTAATGCATAAACCAATGCTGATTGATCCTTGTTATAAAGCCACATATATCCGCGCAACTGCCATTCATATCCTGACTTCTTACAAAGTGCTTCAGCATCTTCAATTGATGCCGGAAACGTGTCCGCATCCCAACTGCATTTTGTATCAATGATCAAGTTCGGTGCATTGATGTCACATGTGCCGGTAATCCATTCATTCACAACTTTCACTTCATTCTTTTCATGCGCTGTAAAGAAATGATCATTGTATAATTTGATGGCATCATTTTCACAGTCAATCCCTTTGTCAAAATACTTTGAATTGATCTCTGTT